AAAGACTTGATAGCCTTCTCAGGAAGATATCGCTCGCCTGTAGCCTTGCTCCCTTGCGTCGATGGCTTGCCAGACTTTGTTCGCCACTTCTGCTTCGTCCAAGACTTCAAGCTCTTCTGTGACTTCTTGAGCGCCATTAGCTTTTATAGCCCCCACCTGCTTTTTTATAAGCCTTCGCCAACATTTGCGCTTTTCTTGCCGACCATTGCCCCGGTTTGCCGCCCTTGCCGCCAGCTTTTATGCGGTTAAATATCCGCTTTCTTTTCTCTGGTTGAGTATAATTACCAGCTTCATTAACACGACTTTTAGATTTCTTCTTCGTCTTGCCACCTTTGCCAAAACGAATAATGTCCAAGTCCTTAGCATCATCACCTGTAGAGGTTCTGTTGCCTGTTAGTTGACTGCCCATCTGGGAACGAGAAATAGCCATTTAACATTTCCACCGTTTTCTTGCTTGCCTTAATCTGCTGTTAGGATCTTTAGCAGCTTTAGGAAACTTCTTCATCTGTCCAGCAGAGCGAGCGCAGAAAGACTTACGCCGCTTCGCATCCTTACTTCCTTTTTTTACTTTACCTGTAACAGCGGTCTTTAACTTGGAGCCGGGGTTGTCCTTGCGATACTTGGCAACACCCTTCTTTGTCATACCCGCCCCAGACTTTGTGGGACGTTTATGACCACCTTTTATGCTGTGCCCCTTCATGGAGCCTTTCTTTTTCTCAGCCATCTCTTACTCAAGGAGTAAAGTTATCACTGAACCAGAGCCTGATAGAGCAGACACATAGGCCCCATTGTCAGCAAGAATACCATCATTAGGGAGAAACACATCGTTCCATCCCGCTGGAAGGGTTAAATCCAGCAGAGTGGCTCCTGATGCGGAGCCATTCTTAATAGTAAATGCTGTGATGTTAGTGGCATACACCAAGATGCCCTGTATGCGACTTCGTGTGGGGCCAACAACCCCTGCACTAAATCCTGATGTTGAGACATTAAATGCCCGTACTTCTTGACCAGCCATCTAGGCCTCCTTACGGCTGAACAGCCGTATTAAACGCTTGAGCATACATCACTGTTATAACAACTGATCCCGCATTTGTACCTGCACTTGAGGTAGCAGTTAATTTCAAATCAGATGTACCAGTGTTTTTCCATGTAAGTGTACCACCGCCAGAAGCGCCTAACGCTTTAATACCTACAGTAGTTCCAGAAGCAACAGCATTAACTAGAGTCGCTGCACCGCCTACGGTATCACCAACACTAATATTTGTCGTGGTATTAGCAGCCACTTCTAAATCAATGATGATGTCTACGATTTTTGAGTTGGCAGGGATTACTACATTTGTAGCCTCTGCTGCGACAGCGCCGCCAGAAATATCCATTACATGTTGTTGAGTCATTACGACATAACCTACGTTTGCTATGTCTGACCCAACAGTAGTGCCCGTTGTGTTGCGGATGTTGCCAGCCCGTATAGGACCAGAAAAAGTAGTAGTACCCATGTCGATCTCCTGTCTGGGTTAGTCAGACACACCATGTGTCTGTCAGGGATACACATATAGTAGTAGATATTTAAACAAAAAGAAAGGGGCAACCGAAGTTGCCCCTGAGTTATACATGAGGAGAATACATGAAGTACCCACCTTATAACATACTTTATGCTCCGCGAGAAGCGTACATTCCCAATGGATCTGATACACCAAAGCTGTAACGCTCACGCGCTTTGTAGCGCACGTTACCAGTGTCAAAGTCACCATCCATGCCTGTTTGCATAGCGGTACGGACAAAATGCTTCATGCCATTAGGCACATCAGTTGTGATGAAGAAGGCATCATTGTCTGTCAGATAGTGGTTCACCGCATAACCCTCTGGGATAGACCCGTTTGAGTTAAGTGCGTTGATATCATTATCTGCTGTACCAACACGCAGAGTTGTTTCCAACAAGCGAGTTGCAACAAACATTAATGCTGGTGGAATGATTAACTTACGAGGGCGCGCAGCAATCAACAAACCACGTTCATCTGTGAACGCGGCAATATCAATAACAGCTTGCTCAAGTGAAGTTTCATTCAAGTCAGCATCAGTTGCAGGGCGGTTAGCGTTAGTAGTGCCCTCAACGGTTGGGTGCGCTGTGCTAAACAAAGTAACGCCATCACCTGAGTTAAAGGTGGTGAAGCCTGTGTTCAACAAAGAAGCAGCCTTTGTTTGCTTTGTGTATGCCATACCGCGAGCAAGAGCTTTGGTATAACGAGCAGAAAGCGAATCATACAGATTGTCTTCCATAGCCTCTTCTGTGATAGAAAAGCCCATTGCGACTGTCTCATGATTGTAACGCGCAGTGAATGATTCCTGTGCGTTGTCATAAGAAATTGAAGCACCTTCTGCTTTCACAGGGGCGGCTCCAAAACCTGATAATTTAACTTCCTCTTCAAAGCTACGCTCTGAAGTTTCAGTTTCATAGATCTCAGAATGTTCGTCTTCGTACTTGCCGTACTCCAAACCAAACAATGCATTCAGACCCGGTAACAGCTCTTTAAGGAGCTGGGCGCGTGAAATAGCCATGATTTAACCTCCTTATAAGCCTACGTTATTGGTCATCTGGTGAGCGCCCGGATTGAACTTTACAAGTACATCTGGGAACGCATCAGCAGCATCTGACACATGTGAAACAATACGAAACGCCGCTGCGGCAGTCTTCACCGTAGCGTCCAATGCAGATGTAGAGTTACCTGTCGTGGTATTACCAGTTGAGGTAGACTGCGCTGCTGCAAAGAATGTGTTTGTACCGATGATTGTTTGCGCTCCTGTACCATCAAGCTGGGCTTGGAATAGTACGTTTGGATCGTCAACAACATATGCCTTAATAGCATCACCGTTGGAAGTTCCAGTTGGGTAATGCTGCGCTTGGACCGTTTGGCCTGAAGAATTTACATACTCACAACCAACGAAAACGCCAATAGCGCCAACGCCTGTTGTTCCTGAGATGCTGTTAGATGTCAGGTCTGCACCTGAACCAGTTGCGAGTGCGATGTAACCATCAGCCCCAATGATAACAACTTGCCCGTAGAACAGGTTTGTTGCTTCTCCAGCGGGGTCAATGAGATACTGATTAGTCGCACCAGCATACGGCATTCCATCTGCGCGGCGCACAGGTTTTAAGCCGTAGGGAGCTGCTGTAGTAGCCATTTTCTCATACTCCTAGAGTTTAAGTTACGACAAGCTCCCCAAAAGGGTTACTTGCCAAATGAAGATCGTGTACTCCGTTCTGGGTTTAGAACGGGCATACGAGGGTCTGATTGTTTCAGATAGGAATTATCAACCGCTTCCATCTGGCTCTGTGCCATGTCTAGCTGCTTCTCAACCCTAGCCTCAACTTTTTCGATGGCGTTTTGACATAACAATAAGCCACCTACCTCAATGCCGTCTTGAAATCTCGAATCAATATCGGACACGATTTGAAGGTTCGGATGATCCTCTTTACGAACAGGTGTCCAACCTTCACGAAATCTGGAAGAAACATTCTTGTTATCCGTAGTACCCAAGGTAGAGGTGCGAATCCAGCGATAGCTAATGCCAGCGCGAGGTTCGGGGGTCGGTAACATTGTCGGTCTTTCCCATGACACTTTACGTTTGACCGCTTCGCGATCATCATTACTGCGTGAGGTTCTGTTACTCATTTGGATTGATCCTTCAACATTTGCGCCACATATTGCTCATTCGTGAGTCCAAGCCGCTTGGCGAGAGAGGCTTGCGTCGAGGTTAATCGCACTGTGCGTGGCTTTTTTGTCGATCTTGACGGTGCGGCAACCACGGAACCGGCCTGACGTTGGGGTGCTTCTTCCTCTATTTGCCCACCGTCAAACTTATCTGGAAAGGCTTTTTTCATAGCCTTGTCTATTTCATCATAATAAGAATCGCTTCTCGGATCAATCCCTGATTGTACAAGCTTTTGATGCACACCATATGCATAGCCTGTCATTTCAGGAGTTTCAGGATTCTCAAACCAAGTATTTTTCTTACCCCACTCAAGGGCTTTTGGATCAGGCTTACCAACTTGCGGGGCAGGTTGAGCATACTGTGGCTGTGGCTGTGGCGCGGTTCTAACCTGTGGTTTATAGTTATTTACCCTGTCAGACTCTACCTTCAAGGTCGTTAGCTGCTCTTGCGCGGCTATTAAAGCGTCAGGATCTCCTGACTCATATGCAGCTTTATACGCAGATTTAGCCTTATCTAACTGCGCTTCGATGCG